AAGTCGTTCATAGTTGATCTTCTTGCCCAAGCAGTAAAAGTTCTTTCTTGAATAGCATATTGCGCTAACAAAGTTCTATTAACCGTATCCATCAATAACAATGGGAAGTCGGTTGTGTGATGCAAACCACGGACTTTACCTCCAAGCGCGAAGGTCGCAATGTCTTTTGAACTCATTCCTGAAGTTCTCACACCTGAACGGATCAAAGCCTCTTCAGCAAATCTCAAAAGATTCATTCCTTTGAAGTCTTGTGCAGCTCTTACGTTTTCATCACCCATAACACTAGCAGCGTTAGGATTGATTCTAAGAACTAATGCATTCGTCATAGCCGAACGTGTTTTTTCTTTGTCGTCCTGTACTTGTGCAACGGCTGGATTTGGATTCACAGGTTGTGCTTTTTCCCATTCAACCAAAGCACGTTGACCAGCAGTAGCTAAATCAATGTTTTCTTCAATTAAAGTATCTGCAACAGACTGAGGCAAGTTTAATGCTCTACAATGTGCCGAAATACCTTTGATGCGTGCGCGCTCTTCGGTCGCGGCTGCCGAACGTGTTGCGTTTTCCGTGGCTTTTCTTGCCAGTTCCAAAGCAGCTTTTTCTTCTTCAGTCATTTCAATTGTATTTAAATTAATATTCTTTTTTTCTTTTTCAATTATTTCTTCGATTTCCTCAGTTGCAGGTGTTGGCGTAACATCTTCTACTGTAGCCTGTACAGGCTCGTTATTTTCTGAACGTACACGACTATTTATGTCTGCCTGAACAGGAACAAACGATATTTCTGTGGGTTGCCAATTAATAGCTTTATAGGTATCCAATTCACCTTCAATCGATCGGGTTAATTGATATGAAAAAACGTCATATCCTACAGAAACTCCTGTAACTATACCGTCTTTCACTTTATTCATCAATTCAATGTCATCAGCAGAAGCGTTCGAAAATCTTAGTTTTGCAACACATTTTCCGTTTTCAACTTTTCCGTATTCTACAACTCCTACAACAGCTTTTCTAGTAGAACTATATTTGTCGTGATTGTCAAGAACAGGTGCCCCGCTATTCATTCTAGTCATATCAACATGAGCAGGATCACAAGATAAAACCTCTATAAAATCCCCTATACTCCAATCGTATGAACGTACTGGTGTTTCTGTAGCAAAAATAACATCTATCGTTCTATTTTCTTCGTCAAACGAATTTAAATCGAACTTAGCTCTTGTGCTTTGTCTATTTACCTGTACTGTTTTTTTTAATTCCGGCATAACTGTAAGTAATTTCTACAAATATATAATTTTTTTCAATTATACAATGATTATGTTAATTATTTTTTTATAAGATTTTTATTCAATAAAAAACCCGTGTTTTTACGTACGGGTTTTCTTGTATTTTTCAAGCCTAATCGTTTAATTAATTATTCAGTTAAAACTTCTTTTTCTTTGTTTATAATCCATTCAACATTTATTCCTGCGGCTTCAAATAATAATTTATCAGCTTTCATTTGTTCAAATAGTGTATCAGGATTATATCCACGACGTTTACAGGCTTCGGTCCATGAAATCAAACCACTTTCTAGTTCTAAAATCAACCCTTTCATTTCTTTAACCGGATCAATCATTTCACGTCCCTGTGGCGTCCATTCCGCTTGTGCGTTTTTATTAATAATCATTTTAATTTTCAATCCCTCTATAAACCAACCCCAAACTTTATCACATAATTGAGGAATAACCATGTTGTATTGCCAATCTTCAACTTGTTTTTGCGCCTCTATCCATCCCATACGACCGCTTGAAAAATTCACATTACCCATGTCTCCTGTAAGTTGTTCGTACGTAATTCCGTAACCTGCTGCATTTTCTTGCTGATTTTTTGAAACGTATTCCGCAAAACTTGATGGCGTTGGAGGATTGTTGAAAGTTACCGTTTCGCCTGGCGCTAATCTTTCAATTATTCCGGGTTCCATTCTATCAATTTCCTGACCTGTTGCAGTGTCTAAACCGCCTAATCCATCATCGGTATCTTGCTTAGTCGTAAATGCCACGTGACAGGCTGCAACTTTTTGTAACATCAATTGAGCATCTTTATAATCGGCAAGATCCCGCATTGATAACATCGTTGCGGTTCCAAACGGAACGCCTCTAACCTGTTCAGGAAATTCCTTGTAAAAAATATGTATCATGTCGTCAACGCTAACAAATTTAGGTGACAATTTCATGGTATATTCATTGTTTGGATTGTGATCGAAAACCCAATACCCAACGCGCTTTCCTTGACTATTGAATTCCACGCCCTGAACTATATAATTACCTTCTCGTTCGGTAAATGTATATCCGCTTTTATTATGGTCCACCATGTGAGGTGCTAATGCCTGCAGTTTGATAGGGTGTCGCGAATTCGAATCCCTACGCTTCAAAATAAACATTTCGCCCTGCATAGCCACGTTACGCATGATTAACGATTGTAACCCGTATTGAGTGAAAAATCCATCGTGGTCGCAGTCAGTTGATTCTGCCCAAGCTTTCCATTCGTCTTTTATTTTTTGAATCTCTTTAGGCGTTAACTTCGATTCACCCGAAACGGAAACGGGTGTCGGCATAATACCCGTACCAATAACATTATTTTGAATTGTACGAATAGCCTTAAAAATTGAAGCGTTATTTTTATAACCATCCACGGAACGGTCACGCAATGTTTTTAAAGACTTTTGAATGTCGCTATTTGCGTTTTCTGAAGTGTTGTAATTAGTCCACCCGTCACCGCGTCTGCCTTTGGTCGCCCCTTCGTAAGATCGAATACTTGAATTAATAGTTTTTTCGATAGCCCTGAATTTAGCGCGTTCGGCTCCTGCGCTTGGACTTACTGCCGAAACTAATTTATCTAATAAATTCATATTTTATATTTTATCGGCATTTATTGATTCCTTTTGAAAAACTAGCATATTTACGCCCGTTATTGACGTTTTGCGCTGGAAATAACTCGTTTTTCATTATGATTTGAATACGAATCATATCGTCAAGAGAACGATATGTAACTTGTTTGTCTCCATAGTGAACAGTAAGCGCACCGCTGGCTATTGCGTCGGAAATTACTTGGTATTGAATTAAGGTATATGCCATAATGAAAATTTTTGTAAATATAAGAAAAAACCCCAATAAATTAATATTGAGGTTTTTTTATTTTTGTACAGGGATTGTTTAGCTATTCAGATAAAATATCTTGTTCTATGAAATAAGGAAATACATCCATTACAGAAGTCTCAGAAACAGACGGAATACTGAATTCACCCATAGTGTCTCCCATTATTTCCGATGTTCTTTCGTAAGCGTTTTCAACGTTGTCCGATTGAACAAGTAAATATATATTTACTTTTCTTTCTTTTCCGCTTTCTTCATCATACGCTACCAAGGAAACTTTTGATTTAAACCATTTTTCAGAACCTTCAAACGGAACTACCTCTGAAAAATTAACAGGTTTAATATTAACTACCTTAAATTCTTCACTGATATATTCTTTCATTTTTTCATTTATACGGCTTTCAGCTTCCGTAAATGATAATGCATCCACTAAATAAGGTTCTGTAACTACCTTTTGCAATCCTGTTTCAGTTGTTTTTCTGTATTTTACTTTGCACTCAAACCAATTCTTTTCCATAATTTGTATTTTTATATGATTATTAATTATACGCAAATATAAACATTATTTTTAAACTACCAGTACCCACCTCCTTTTTTTCTTTCGGTTTTTATTGGTTTTGGTTTTTCAGTTGTTTTTTCGATCAAAACTGAACTTTGCATTTTTATTTTATCCCAAGTATCGTTTTTAAAACGATCAATCCCGATTATGTATGCAGCAGCACGGGCGTAATTTCGAACATCTAACGCCTCGTTTCTTGCTCCTGACTTCTTTACCCATTGGTATTCTGCAAATCCCTTTTTATTGATAACTTGCTGCTGCTCTTCGGCCGTAAGCATTTTAAAATAATGTCGGTCATATTGTGGGAAGTGACAATAACCTTCAGGATAACTTTCGATGCCTTCAATTTCTGTAGGTTTGAGTTTTAAGAATCCGTATAACTCTGATTTCAATAACGAGGTTCCAAGATACCAAATTTTACGACCTTCTATTTTTTTACCTGCCTTGCTTACATTGTAGGCTCGAGGTGGAGAAACCATTACGTCCTTAACAGAATCACGCCCCATAATCGGAACGACTTTCGAGTATGGAAATTTTGAAACAAAATCATAAACAGTCGAAGTTTTATATCCAGCATCCACGCAGGTTAAATTTATTGACATCATAGAATCACCATATTCGTATTGCTTCGTAATCTGATTCGATAGCAATTCCCAAACTTCAGGTTTCGAAGTGTCGCCAACAAAAACAAAATATTCAATGGACCATGTTTCACGACCACGGCCCCATCCAACAACTTC